CTTAGCTATAACACAACAAAAAAGAAACAAAAAAACTAGAAAGAAACAACAAGTAGAGTTTTTTGACCACTTTGACTCTGAGGTTGTGGCTAACGACGTTGAAACAGCTGGCCATGAAGCAACCGCCGCGGAAGAGCGTAACGCTTTTCCTTACAGAGCTGTTGTAGAAGTGTTAGGTGATCCTGACTTACGCCCAGATATGCCTGTATTTTTAGAAGGTGTAGGGCAAGTGTATTCAGGGTATTGGACCATACTCCAAACAGAGCATAAAATTATTGAAGAAGAACGTAACCGTCAACGCTACACAACTATTTTGACTGTTGGTGTAGACTCTTTAGGAACAGCTAATACTTGGAGCGATAACAAAACTATTGTTGCGCCAGATTATGCCCCTAAAAGAACAATTGTTCCAAACAAAAAGCAAACAGTAGTTGTACCTAAGACGGGATTAAATATGTCGTCAAAGGCGCTTACCCCGCAATCAAAAGGCAGTTTTGGTTCTTTAAACAACAGAGCCAAGCCTGTAACTAATCGGTCTCAAGAAACCCCTAAATGGAAAAGCCAGACTGCTTCTTTAAATAACATAATTACAGAGCCTAATAAAAGCCCAGTGATTTTAAACAGAATATTAAAACAGGCAGGTGCTAGATGAGTTTTGATAAACGCTTCTATGGGATTTACAGCGCAGTTATTGCTGACGCCGAAGACCCAGAGGATCTAGGACGCGTTAAGCTTATTATTCCACAAGTGCTTGGAAATAATATTACTGAGTGGTGTTATGGAACCGGCGGAGTTGCGGTGTCTAATGTTAACTCTCCGTATGGAACCTTTATTACCACCGCTACTCAAACCGTTTCTGGGGCCAACACTGCAACTCTTGTTTCTAGCTGGCAAGACGAAGATGTTAACAAAATGTACTCATCAGGTACAAGAATATACGCGGAGGAGACCGGCGACTACCTAATTGTTTGGTCAGCCATGCTTAATAAATCTAATGCGAGCAACGCTGAAGTAGATATTTGGGTAAGAGTAAACGGGCAAAACTTAGCAAACTCAAACACAAGAGGCCATTTATTCGGAAGTGACGCTGAAACAGTTTTGACAGATTCTTCAATTGTAGACTTGAAAGCCGGAGAATATTTTGAATTTGTATTCTCTTCTGCTGATGCAAACGTAAAAATACAATACTATGGGACATCTTCAAGCCCAACACGTCCAGCGGTTCCAGGGGTTATTGCCACAGCAAACTTAATAGGAAAGTGGCGACCTCAACCTGGAACAAAAGCTTGGGCTATGTTTGAAGCCGGGGACCCTAACTTTCCAGTATGGATGGGAGCGCTATCATGACAGAAAGAGCAATGTCTCTTCCGTTTTCGTTTGATTCTTCTGGGTCGGTCTCTTATACAAGCGACGAAAAGAAGATTTGGCAGGACCGGGTAGTTCTAGTTGTGATGACTAGGCTTAACGAGCGCCTAATGAGGCCTACTTTTGGAAGCGAGTCTTCCAACTCTTTATTTGAAAACGCAAGTTCAGCTAGTGGTCTTTTAAAAGACACAATTGCTACAGCTTTTTCCAATTGGCTAAAGGATCTAGTTCTGACGGATGTAGCCGTGTATACCGATGCAGCTGACGGGTACCTAGTAGCGGAGATTTTCTACAGGTATAACCCAATTGAGAATGAACAAAGTGTAAAGATAAAAACCGCTATCCTTAGCCGTACAGGCGAAGTAATTCTGGAGGTACAACAATAATGGCCAATAACTACATCCCACAGGTGGATTACACCTCAAGAGATTACGCCTCTATCCGTGAGGACTTAATTGACCTTATTCCGGAATACGCACCACTTTGGACTAACCGCGATCCAGCAGACTTTGGCATGACCATTCTTGAGACTTTTTCCTATATGGGCGACATCCTTAATTACTATATTGATAAGTCCGCTAACGAAGCTTTTATTTCTACAGCTAGCCAGCGAGATAACGTGCTTCAACTTGCAAAACTTCTGGGTTACAAACCAACGGAAAGTACAGCGTCCACTGTTACTGTAACTTTTACTAATACAACCGGGTCATCAATTACTGTCCCAGCTTTAACTCAAGTTGCAACCTCTACAATTTCCAACGCTTCTAATAACCAAATTGTTTTTGAAACCAACACCGCTGTCACTGTTCCGTCTGGAAGCACCAGCACTACTGTTTTGGCAACTCAAGGAACAACAATTACCTCAGAAGATATTGGTCAATCTGACGGAACTGTGAACCAAACATTTCAACTCTCTGGCTCACCTGTAATTACCGGAAGTATTTCTTTACTTGTAGGGTCTATTAATTACACTGAAGTTCCTTATCTAATTGACTACAACAGTTACGATCCTGTTTTTTCAACGTACACCAACGCAGCCGGTACTACTTTTGTAGTATTTGGAGACAACATTAGTGGGCGCGTACCGCCTAACAACGCCCAAATCTATGCAACATACAGAGTTGGCGGAGGAGCTGAAGGTAACGTTGCAGCTAACACTATCAAATACATTATTACAAATGCTGTTTCTGGTTTATCTGTTTTGAACAAATATGTGTCAGGATCAAACGACGGTTCTGCTTTAGGAGGCGCTGACCCGGAGTCAACAGACTCTATTCGTATTAACGCCCCTTTAAGCGTTCGTTCCCTAAACAGGGCGGTGTCATTATCAGATTACTCTGCGTTAGTTGTGCAAGTAAGCGGTGTCGCTAAAGCAATTGCTATTGCAGACATCTATACAAGTGTTACGGTTTTCTTTGCCCCTTACGGAGATAAAGGTGTTCAAACTGACGGAGTAACCCCTTCTACAGTTTTTAATTCTCTTAAAACAACAGTTCAAGATTATCTTGTAGATAAAATCCCCGCTAACACAACCGTTACTTTCCAACCACCAAGTTATGTACCGGTATTAATTGACGCGTCTATTACGTGTTTACCACAGTATAAGCAAAGTTTAATAGAAGCAGATGTCAACTCAATTATTACAGAGCTATTAGCTTTTGATAACGTAGCATTTGCTGACCGAATTACACTACAAGATGTACTTGGTGCAATTGCCTCAGTGCCTGGCGTGGCTTATTCTCAAATTACAAAACTTGTTCGTCAAGACCAAGACATTACAAAAACTATTACAAACAAAGTTTTAACGTCAAACGTAGCAACTATTACTGTCGGGTCTAGCCACGGGTTTACTGTTGGACAAACCATTAGAGTGGCTGACGTAGATAGCACGTTTAACGGCACTTATGTTGTTACCGCAACAGCTTCAACAACAATTTCATATGTTTGCATTGCTACAAACGTTGTGTCAACAGCTGTTACGGGAACCGCAAACGCCACTGCTTTAACTGTTGGAGATATTGTTTGCCAAACAGATGAAATCCCAGAAACAGATTACACAACTGATGTAAAGCTTACATTAACCGGGGGTATCCTTAGCTAATGTCACGTTACGGTATTGATTACTACGGGTTAAGTTATTACGGCTCTTCTGCGGCAGTAAACTACTTAGCCGGCTCTTTCACCGCGCAATCTCGTGGATACGGATCTATCCGAGTAAAGTGGACAAGTCCAAGTGGTAAATGGTCAACCATACGTTTAGTTCGTAATTCTTATGGCTACCCTGTAAATGCGTACGATGGTGACATTCTTGTTAATGTTGAAAGAGAAAACGACCCAACGCTCTATAACGACACAACAAATTTAGCAAAAGGCGCTTTTTATTACTATTCCCTTTTTGTAGATGACACGATTACATATAATTGGATCCGTTCTGGAAACATTACAGGCGTGTCTGTTAAAGACTATAACTATGGTAATAAGCTGTATGAATACTTACCTGAAATCTACAAAATTAAACAACCTTACATTGCAACCGCAGACTGGGACAACGAAAATTTATCAAATTTTATGCATCTATTTGGGTTTCAACTTGATTACGCTCAAACGGTAACAAGTCTTTTAGTAGAACGTTACAATTTGGAAAAAGTTGGTGGAACGCTGTTGCCGTCACTTCTTCAACAGTTTGGTCTTACATATGAACCTGAAATTGGGTACCAACAATCTAGAATTCTTGTGCGTGACGCGGTACAGATTGGTAAAAAAAAGGGAAGCTCTCAAGGTCTTCGTGAGTTTATGAAAGCTTTCACCGGGTATGCAATCCCAGAACCAATTTCTGGTACCCCAAACCCAAGCATTAGCGGTATTACAATGGGTCACAACTTAATGTTGGATTACAACGATTCATCATTTGAAGAGTCATTGGGACATTGGTCTTCCTCTGACGCAACAGCCACAGCTGCCGCTTTACAAGTTAAAAATATTACACGTGTGTCTTTAACTACTAACGTAGTGCAATTAACTATTGGATCTCACACATACCAAGTTGGAAATAAAATTAATACAGCGGGGTTTGCTCAACCCTTGTTTAATACGGTTGGCACCCCTAAGACTATTACAGCAATTACTTCAACATCTGTTTCTTTTGCGTTAACCGCAAGCGATATTGCTGAACTAGATTCCTACAATAAAGGAACAGCTTCTTATCCTAAACTAACGCCTTACCCAACACCATGGGCTGAGTCATCAGCTCTTGTTCTTTATCCAAACAAGCAAAATGGGATTTTGTCTGTAAAAAATGCAACTGGGTCAGCCGCAACAATTAAAATTGAATGCGGTTTAAATAGCCCTGTTCTTAAAGGTGTCCCGGTAACGGCTGGTAGCAGCTATGTATTTAGCGTGTACTCCGCAGCTGGTACGACGCTTCGCGGTATCGTTTTAAAAATACGTTGGTATGAACGCCTAGGTACATTTATTTCAGAAACAACAGGAAGTTCTGTAAACAACGCAGTAGGATCTTTTGCAGCACGACCAACAGTAACTGGAACCGCTCCTTCCGGCGCTTATTACGCAGTTCCTGTTATTACTATTGTTTCAGCTGCTGCATCAGCATCAAATGAGTACCATTATTTTGATTGTGCTCAATTTGAACAAGCATCCTCTGTTACATCTTTTGATGAAGCACGTCAGATCCACATGACACTTAAAGCAACAAGAATTAATGAGTTAAAAAACCCACATTTTGCTTTAATCAGTGGAACTATATCTGCTCCTGTAGTAACACCTTGGTCAGTATCTGGAAGCTCTACCACAAAAGCAATTGACTTAAACTCCGCTGAACCTGGTGCGGAAATATGGTCACTTGCTTTTAAAAGCCTTACTTCAAATGTAGCTAGATTAGAGACTACTTACACCCACAATTACCGTGTGGGAGATATTGTTTATATTTATGGTGTTGGAGCGCCGTTTGACGGCCTCCGCACTATTACGGCTGTGGGAATCGACACAGCAAATGATTTTAAATCTTATTTTCAATTTGCTTTAACTAATGCAAACATAACAAGAACCGCTGCGACAGGTACTTCTTGGGTCTCTGGAAACGCTCTTAAACTAACAGCGACTGCTGGTGGAACGGTAAACGTTAAATCATGGGATGGCTCAACAACCTCACAGCTTATGCCTATACATTATCCAAGCACTAACTACACTTTTAGCTTACAGCTACAAAAATATGAATATGTTTCAGGAGATGAACTAGTTACTCCTTACATATCTTGGTATGACAACACCAACACCTTAATAAGCACGGTCACAGGGGAAACAAAAAACGTTACTTCTTTTGAAACAAGTTGGGATACCGCTTACGTTACAGGTGTTGCGCCATCAAACGCTTACTCGGCAGTAGTTGGTATTAACTGGGTGGCTGTAAACACTCACATCTTGTGGCTTGACTCTGCTCTGTTTGAACACAGTTCCGCCGTTTCAACTTTCTTTGATGGAAGCACTGGACCAGCAACATCTAACGATCTTTTTTGGGAGGGCGGAGCAACTAATGCGGCCCGTAGCCATCTCTATAAAAACCGTTTTGCTATTCAAACGCGGCTTAGCGACTATGCACTTAAAAACCAATTAAATGCAGGAAGCACAGTAGCAATTTACTTAGCACAACCTAAAACGTAGTACTATCAGTTTATGACTGAAATACTACTTGTTGGAATGTTTACGGCTTTCTTTTTAGCTGTACTAAAGCCTTTTATTAACCTTCTATCTATTTTAGGTGGGGGTTTAGTAATTAACGCCTCTTTTGCTTTAGTAATCGCGGCTATACCTGTTTACATATTGACCCCAAAAAACATACCTTCGCTGGTTGTTTGGGTATTTGCTGGAGCGTTTTTTGGTTCGTTCTTATTGGCAATAGCTGAGCGCGTAGCAACACACCGACCTGCTGTTATAAACCCGACTAGACCTGAATAGAAAATCGTGTATGGTAGGCCTCCCCTAACAAGGAGAGCTAATGGAAAAATATTATGTAGTAGTTGCCGGTAACGGTACGACTAGTCGAGCTAACCTAGAAGCGCTTATGGAAGATCATTTCTATGCAAAAGGCGCTGACTGTGTTGTGCATATTGTTGAAGAAGGAAAGATAAGTCAAGCAAAAATCTTTTCAGCACAGTTTGCTAAAGATAAAAACAAGCCCGTCTTTCAAAATCCGCTTTCAGATGCTTTGGGTAAAACAGACCCAAAGAACACATCGTGTTTTATTTTGTGGTCTGACGAAGACCCTGAATGCCAGAACGCTCTTGCCATGGCAACTGATATGGGGATCCCTTGCTTTGACTTAACAGAGGGACTTTTACCTATCAAAGCCTCTAATGGTGTCAAGGCTGTAGTAGTACCTGTAATCCCATCCGCGGAAGAGACAACCCCTAAAATTGTAGAAGTACCTTACGTAGAACCTGAGGAAGAGGAAATTGAAGATGAGGATGAAGAAGACGAAGATAGCGAATACGACGAAGACGAGGCTGGAAACTTATATTTCGGTATCGAAGCTATCGCTAAAATCTTTGCTAAGGCTATTGTCGAAGAAATAGAAAAGGCCAAGAAGGGCCTTCAGGAGTGATTACAGCCCGTGCCTTAGGTGTTCTCATGGAGATTGCCTCTAAAGAGCTCTACGGGGGCGCCAAAGCCCTATCAGAGGTATTCGTGGAGGGTAGAGATGCCTGCCAAAAATCCCTTAATGAGCTAAAGGCCGCTGGGCTGACCCGTACGACAAAACAGAAGTATTCCGATGGTGCTTATAGAAGCATTATTGAGATCACACCCGCTGGGTGGGATTTACTGGAAACCCGTATTTCAGAAGTACTGAAAACCCGTACTCTCTGTATACAGACAGAGTCATATAGCAGATTAAGCACTAATAGCTTATATGCTGATAAGCAAGAAAGAGTTCCCGACGTGGTCGGGGAAGAGACATTTATCAAAGTAGATTTAAAAACGGGAGGCGAAATGACATTTCTAGGGCAGATGGACAGTGACCCAGAAGAAGTACAGGAAAAACTTCAAAAAGACCGCGCTCGCCGAACCGCGGAATACCAAGAAGCCAAACTTAAAAAGCATGAAGACTCAGTTAACTCTTTACAATTACAGTCTCCCGTTCTTTGGTCTGCCGATAAATCCTCTACAGAGTTTGTTCGACGACTTGAGGACATGTGGCACGTCAAACCTTGGACTGTGGCTAAGAGCCGTTTTAAGATAGCTTTTGCAAATGCTCGCAAAGCTCACGGAACAGACGGCGAACTTGAGTTATTGATGATGGATCGTTACTTCAGTCAGTTAGCTCATGAGACTCATATTAATGATCCAGAGCATATTTGGAAAAGATTTGTTTCCCAGTTTGGCTCTCTTGCAATTGATTGCAGAAGGGCTAGTGTTACCGATGAAGATCTTGAAACTGCCAAGGTCTCCGCGGAGAAGTCTTGGGAAGGTATTTAATGTTTAATCCAAAAGAGTTAAAAGTTCGACGTCGTTCTTGGTTACAGATTGCTTCTGTTCCTGATGCGAGGGTTGGTTGGACCCTTGACGATTGCACGGATACCGAACCTTCAGATATTGACAAGATCCGCCGTTGGATTAAATCAGTAGAGGACGGAAAGATTATCCGTGCTGTTGGTTCAAAGGCTTGTGGCCGCGGTCTTCTCCTCTGCGGTCAACCAGGGCGTGGAAAGACCACACTAGCTTTAGCCGTCATTCAAGAAATGATTACTAAGTTCCCGCTAGAAGCTTTCTCACCATCTGAGAATAAGGTTTTAATCCGCCCTTGTTATTTTGCTACCTTCAACGACATCATTGACCTTAAAGGTGAACTGATGGATGACTTCACTCCAGAGGCGGAAAACCTCTATAACGGGATGCTAGGGGAGTGTAAGGACGATGCTTACAACATCCGGGTACTCATTATTGACGACCTAGGCAAAGAACACGCTAGTCTGTCCGGGTGGCAAAAGAACTTACTTCATCACGTGTTGAGAACCCGCTTTAACAATGGATTGCCTACTATTGTCACAACAAATATCGAACTCAAGAATTGGGCGGGACTTTACGGTGATGCAACTGAAAGCTTTGCAAACGAAGCTTTTTCTTATCTACCCATTACTGCTGCCAAAGGAGACTTGCGTCGATGAAAGAATTTCAAATGACTGATGATTTTCGTTTAATACAGGTTTTCTTACCTCATGAGAACGTTTCTGGGCCAGGTATATACGAAGTATCTGTAGGTGACGCTGATGAGTTTAATTGCACTTGCCCGGGATTTTCTGGTCGAGCTAAATGTAAGCATGTTAATTTTGTAAAAGCTCGTGTTGAAACTAATAACGGGACTTACCCGTTAGAGATCTCGAGCAGGGCAACTACTGACGATGCTGCCAAAGCTCAGAAATCAACTAAAGATTTTCGAGATTTTATTATTAAGTTTGGCAAGGTAGAGGTTCTCTAGATTGAAAAACGGGGACATCAGTAACGAGCTCCCCAGAAGAATAGTTGTAGTCAGCGATGTATTCTTAACTGTAGAGCTCACCATAAAAAAGAAGTTTAAATTTTTTCCTGTTCCAGAAGTGGACAAGAAAATTAGACGCGATATCTTAAGTTACTTGTATTTGTACACCACTAGAAACGGTGTGACACTTGAACTGGTTTCTTTTGATCTAGACCAAGATGAACTATCTAAAACTGTTGACGTACTTGACAGTATGGGTACTAACCCGTTTAGATACTTCTCATCATATGCATCAATAGACCATTTAGTAGCGGAGTTGCCTTATCGTCCAGAAGTAGTTGGGGTATTAGATTTACCTACAAGACTTCTAAGATACGGCCATTGGGGATTGGATATAAATAGTTTATGAACAACCAAGCAAAACTGATTAGCAAGATACTTGCAGATCGTGATGCTTCTCTTGTATTAGAGAAGAACGTTAACGAGTCTTGGTTCTCTGACGCAACAGATAAAAAACTATTTCGTTTTATTCAACGTCATTTTTCTGAGTATCAAGAATGCCCAAGCCTTGATGTAATTCAAGAGAACTTTCCAACGTACACGCCAGTTGTTTGCGATGACAGTGTTTTTTATTTAATTGATAAGCTAATTGCAGAACGACGTAAGCAACGGATTGTTGCTACTTTAGGTTCCGCTTTAGAAGCGTTAGAAAAAGAGCAAGACCACGAGTCTGCTTTACTTGCTTTGCAGAATGGAATGATTAAGCTTGAGGAGGATGGGCTTAATAAATCTAACGACCTTGAAGTTACAAAAGCTGCAGCGACCGCAATTGCAGATTACGAATGGCGTAAAAGTAATCCAGGGTTACTTGGCATCCCAACAGGTTTTAACACTATTGATCAGTCAACTTCTGGACTACAGCCAGGACAGTTGGTTGTAATAATTGCTCCACCTAAAACCGGTAAGTCAACTTTAGCTTTGCAGATTGCTATCAATGCGCAGTTACAGGGTCACACGCCCATGTTTTATTCATTTGAGATGAGTAACTCAGAGCAGTTAAGTCGTTATTACGCAATGCGATCTCGTATATCTCACAAACGTCTTATGACTGGTGCTTTGACCCCAGAAGAAGAAGCGATGTATTACCGGATTGTTAATAACATACCTAATATGCGGGATAAGTTTTGGTTTATTGATTCCTCAGGTGGTCAGACAGTAAGCGGTATTGCTAGCAAGATCCAAAGCAAGAACCCTGACATTGTCTTTATTGATGGTACATATTTGATGATTGATGAGCAGACCGGGGAATCTAATACTCCTCAGGCCCTTACTAACATCACTCGTTCCCTTAAGCGTTTGGCGCAGAAGATTGAGAAGCCGATTGTTATTTCTACACAGGTTCTTAGTTGGAAGATGAAAAAAGGTCAAGTAACAGCGGACGCTATTGGTTACTCTTCTTCTTTCCATCAAGATGCAGATGTTATTTTTGGTCTACAGCGCGAAGATGAAGCCGTAGACGACACACGTTTACTTAGAGTTGTTGCAAGTCGTAATTCTGGCAATAGCGAAGTTTCCCTATGTTGGGATTGGGAGACTGGTCAATTCCGTGAATTAGGCATGGAAGACCTATGACAGTAGAAGAGATGGAAGATACTCTTACCCGATTAGGTATGGAGTCCGTGTCTACTCGCGGAGATGAGGTTCAAAGCTACTGTCCTGCACACAAAGATAGAACCGGGCATGAGGATCGTAATCCGTCATTTTGGATTAACGCCGATACGGGTGCTTTTATTTGTTTTTCTTGCCAGTTTAAAGGAAATGTTTATTCACTTATTAATTACGTTTCAGGGATTGACTACGATAAAGCTAAGGAATGGTTTGACTCCCCGTCTCTTTTAGTTTCTAGGTTTAACCGAATTACTGAGGAAAAGAAAGATCCAATTGAAGAGCCAACTATTATTACGGAGTCTATGCTTAGCGCGTTTGTTGACCCACCAGCAGAAGCGTTAGCTGCTCGCGGAATTACATTACATGCTTCTAGAGCTTATGAACTTGGGTGGGACTCACGAAACGATAATTGGATTATCCCTATACGTGACGCAAAGACTGAAGTGTTATTGGGCTGGCAAGAAAAAGGATATAAGAAACGATATTTTAATAATACACCTGCCAAAATGAAAAAGAGCAGTTCTTTATTTGGGTATAGACAGTATGTAGGCGGAGACATGATTGTTGTTGAGTCGCCTTTAGACGTTGTTCGTTTAGCTTCTATTGGGATTACCGGAGGTGTAGCAACCTATGGTGCCTTGATATCAATGTCGCAACTTATGTACATTCGTGGCGCCGACCGAATCGTTTTTGCTTTAGATAACGACGAGGCTGGCAAAAATGCGTCACTAGCCATGGTAAAGACGTGCCGCGAGTTTTCTATAGAAGCGTGGTTTTTTAACTACAACCACACAGATATGAAAGATATTGGCGGAATGAGTCTTGATGAGGTACGTTTAGGAATATCAAATGCAAGACACTCAGTACACGGATTGAAGGCGGTTCTATGATTATTGGATTATCAGGCTACGCACGATCAGGTAAAGATACTGTAGCTGGGATGCTTATGGGTATCCACCACTACGACCGCGTAGCTTTTGCGGATACCATCAGAACACTTCTTCTTGCAATGGACCCTTTGGTTATGCATGGTGACATCTCATTTCGTTTAGAAGACATTGTTGAGTCTAAAGGATGGGAAACAGCAAAGATTGAGTATCCAGAAATCCGTCGTCTTCTTCAAGATTTAGGTGTTGGTGGAAGAGAACTGTTAGACGACAATGTTTGGATTAATGCCGCATTAAAAGACTTTGATAAAGATGACAAAATTGTTGTGACAGACGTTCGTTTTAAGAATGAAGCCGCTCGTATTAAGAATATGGGTGGTCAAGTTTGGCGTATTAACAGAATTAACATAGGCCCAGCCAACGATCACGTATCAGAAATTGATTTAGATTATTGGCAATTTGACGCTGTTATTACAAACAACAGTGATATGCCCAATTTGATTAAACAGATCCGCGCCCTGCTAGGGTAAAGCTATGACGTTTACGGGGACACTTTTACCTTACCAACCAGAAGCTGTTGATCGCATGTGCGACCGACAGAAGATGTTGGTTGCCTATGATTTAGGGTTAGGTAAAACCGTATTAACTATTGCAGCAATTGAACGGCTTATGGATGAAAAACGCATTAAAGAACCCGGCTTAGTTATTTGTTTATCTAGCCTTAAATACCAGTGGCATAATCAGATTGGAAAATTTACAAATGGAACTTCAAAATCTCTTGTTATTGATGGAACACCTAACAAACGTCGTAAACAATACGAAGAAGCCCTTGACTGGCGTAATTCTGGGGTCGATTACATCATTCTTAATTATGAACAAGTTGTCAATGATTGGGAGTCCGTACGAAACTTACCTAGAGGATTTGTAGTATTAGACGAAGCTACCGCTATTAAATCTTTTAGATCAAAGCGGTCTAAAGCCGTAAAGAAATTAGGTAACGCAGACTTTAGGTTTGCTTTAACAGGCACACCTATTGAAAACGGAAAACCAGAAGAGTTGTATAGCATCATGCAGTTTGTTGATTCCTCCGTGCTTGGGCGTTTTGATATTTTTGATTCAACTTTTATTGTTCGTAATAATTGGGGTGCGGTAAAAAACTACCGCAATTTACCCACGCTTCACACCAAGCTTAAAGAAGCATGTGTTCGTAAAGCACAAAAAGACCCAGATGTATCACCTTTCTTACCGGACTCTATTCATAAAGAGCCAGTAAAAATTGTTCTTGACCGTAAGGCTTCAAAGTTGTACACACGTATAGCTAATGACTTACTCAACGACCTTGATGAAGCACAGAACCTTTTTGGTTCCGGGTTTAACATAATGGCTCATTATGGTTATGAAAATAAACACGGCGGTCCAGAGGACGAGTTACGTGGAAAAATTATGTCAAAGGTAGGGTGTTTAAAGATGTTGTGCTCTCACCCTGCCCTGTTACACACAAGTGCAAAAAAGTATTTGTCTATAAACAATGAAGGTTCAGCTTACGCAAATGAACTTAAACAAGCTGGTGTTCTTGAGGGGTTAGACACATCCCCCAAGCTTGATTACCTTATTCAATACGTTAAAGAATTTTTAGATCAAAACGATGCTAACAAAGTAGTTATTTTTGCAACCTATGTAGACATGCTTGATTTAATTGCGGAAGGCTTAGGACCCGATCAATGTCGCCTTTACTCAGGAAAGATTGACGCTAAAACAAAAGAGGAGAATAAAATTGCATTTAATACTTTACCCAATATCCGTGTTCTCATTAGCTCTGATGCTGGGGGTTACGGTGTGGACCTCCCTGCTGCTAACCTTCTTATCAACTTTGATTTACCATGGTCTTCTGGGGCTGCTACACAGCGCAACGGAAGAATTAAAAGAGCTTCGTCGACGTGGCCTTCGATAGTTATTCAAGATTTGATTGTTCAAGGCTCAATTGAGGAACGCCAATACGAGTCTCTCCAACAGAAAAATGCCTTAGCAAGCGCTGTGGTGGACGGTGAGGGTATTGACGACAAAGGGGGTATCCCAATGACAGTTGGAAGCTTAAAAACCTTCCTAGCGTCTTATACGGCTTAATTTACCCAACAATACTGGGTGGGTGACCTTACAATTATCTAATGCCTAATGCACCTAAGACTCCTACGCGTACTATCCGCGTGTCGGATGACCTATGGACCGCTGTTCAAAAGAAAGCGGCCATCCAAGGGGTTACCGTTACCAGCATTATTATTGCCGCTCTAGAAAAGTACTTAGAAGACTAGCGGCGTGTCGCCTTGACGTTTGTCAGGGGTAGCCATTAAGTTTTGGCTATGGACATTAATACAGTAAAACAAACAGTCAAACAATACCTAAGCCTTAAATCAGAAATTGATCTATTAGTTGATAGGTCAACCGAGCTTAAAAAGCGTTTAACTGCCGACGTTGAAGAGCTTGGCAAAACAGACGACCGAGGTCACGTTGTTTTAGAACTTGACGATATTAAACTGACTAAGCAAAGAAAAGTTACTAAAAACTTAGACATGGATATTGCAGAAAAACTTCTTAAAGAAAAAAACATTTATGAGAAGTGTGTCAAAATGGTTCCAGTACTACAGGAGAATGAGATTTTAGCTTGTGTATACACTGATGAACTATCTGAAAGCGATATCGATGAAATGTTTCCTTCAAAAATATCTTATGCATTTCTTGTAAAAGAGATCTAATGTCTGATGATTTAATTGATTCTACTTTTTCTGACTTGGATGAGTTTTATCCAGGCAGTAAACGTAAGCGAAAAGTCTCAGAGCCTAAAAAGCGGGAAGTAGAACCACTTCAAGGTTGGGACTCAAAGCCATATGTTAAAACATTACCCAACGGTAAAGACGTTGAAATGTTTACTATTGGTGCGCTTGCGCAATCACTTGGTCGCCCTGTAATAACTATCCGTACTTGGATCAAAGAGGGCTACCTTCCCGCTTCACCGTACCGACTCCCTTCCAAGAAGAACATTCGCGGAGAGGATCAAATGGGGCGCAGACTTTACTCTCGTTCCATGATTGAAACCGTTATTGATATGTTTGGGAAAGCTGGACTTCTACACATTAAACGTATAGAATGGACAGAACACCGGCAGCTCACTAACGAGATCGCCGAGGCGTGGGATAAAATCCGCGCAAACGAAACTAAACTAAACTAGGAGAAATCAGCCAATGGCCGTAGACAGAACAGATACACTCGCACCATCAGATGATGCGTTTTCACTTGACAATGCAGTACTTACCGATCGCCCAGCCCAAGCAACAAGTTCAGTGATTCAAGCTGGATGGGATGCAGCAGAAAAGGCGTCAGCACCTGTTGGAGATTACCCAACAGACTTCAAGTTCATTGAAAACGAATATCAGATTATTCGTTTTATGGATCCAGAAGGTATTAAGGGACCCTTTGCTGTTTATAAGCAACACTTCCTTAATCAAAAGACAAGCGGTAAGCGTTCTTATGTATGTCTAGAGAACAACTGCCCGTTATGTATTCGCCTACAGGACAAAGCCGAAGATAAAAAGGCTTTTACTGTAATTAACTACAACGCAGAAGGTGGCCCACAGCGTCAGCTTTTAGTTGCTAGTGCAAAGTTGTTTAAGCAACTTGCAGGAATTGAGCATTCCGGAGCCGGACCACTAACCAGTAAGTATTGGTCAGTTACACGCACAGGCAAGCAGCAAACAACTAACTACATTATTACTCCAATTAAACCTCGTGATCTTGCCGAAGATGCAGCGCATCTTGGTCTTGATGAGGCTGCTGGGGAAGCAGTATTCCAACAGTTCAAACCGTTTGACCGTTCCGCAATTAAGGAATCAACATGGGATGAACTTGAAGGCGTAGCACTTTCCCTTATTTAATAAGTGTGGGGGGCTAGGTTTTCTGTCGTGGTTTGCCTAGCCCCTCCTTTTTAATTGGAGATTACTTTGGATCATATAATTACGACCATTGAGCAACTCAATGAGATGGTCGAGCACTACATGAAGCAAGATGCTTTTGCTTTTGACGTGGAAACTGTTGGAGACCGCAGAGGAGTTCCTGCTGTAAACGAGGTTTTATGGATCAGTTTAGCTACCCATGACCGCGGAGACGTTATCCCTCTTGGACACCCACATGGGGAATTTATTAGTGAGACTTATCCATTAACTGGGGTAGGAGAAAAACGCGTACTTGCAGGTTTACCATTACGTGACTCTGACTACTCTAAAGATAAGAAGAAAGCTTTAAAAACATTTGGGCCAGCGCCCGAACAGCTAAACCCCGCAGAAGTCTTTAAAGCTTTAAAGCCATTGTTTTTTAATGACAAGATTTTAACCATTGGTCATAACTTAGGGTTTGACCTTAGCTCAGTTGCTAAGTACTACAAAGGCCAAATTCCTGATGGCCCTTACTTTGACACGCTTATGGCTTCTTTTCTTTACGACAACAAAAATAAAAACAAGGTTGGTCTTGATGATTGTTTAGACCGAGAGCTTGGTTTTAAAATGGAAAAAGGTATTGGCCATATGGTTGAGATATATTCCTTTAACGAAGTTGCTAAATACGCGTACCTTGATGCTAAATACACGTTTCTTCTTTGGAAAGCTTTACGTGAAAAAGTAAAAACCGCGGATGTTGAATACGTAATGGGCATAGAGATGGACGTACTTAAAGTCTTATGTGACATGAAGCTTACTGGCGCACCCATTGACATGGAACAACTACAGATTTTGTACGACAAACTAAATATTGAAATTGAGGATGTAAAAAAAGATATCTACTCAATCGCTGGAATCTTTAACATTAACTCTAATTCAGAAAAGCAGTACCTTCTTTACGGGCCTAAGGAAGAGGGGTGCCGAGGACTTAAACCTGTAATTTTGACAGGTAAAGGTGAGAAGAACGAAGGTACGCTTAACTACAAAGATTACTCCGTGTCAGCTGAGGCGTTAGAACCTTTCCGAGAAACAGATGAGTTAGCGGGAGCGCTACTTACGTACGCAGATTTAAACAAATTGTTAAGCACTTACGTAATTCCCTACTTGGGCGGGGATGTAGTAAAAACCACAAACGGTAAGGTAAAGACTGAGTATAAGGACAGCCTTCTAGTTAATGGTCGTGTCTACGCAGACTTTATTCAATGGGGTGCTGAGACTGGTCGTTTTTCAAGTCGTAACCCAAACTTACAGAATATTCCAAACCCATCTGTTAGTGACAACGGTAAAGCGATTCGTAACTTGTTCAAAGCCCCTGATGGCTACAAGCTTGTTGTTGCTGACTACTCACAGATCGAACCAAGAGTTATTGCTGCTATGTCACAGGATCCAATTATGATGGATAACTATTTGACCGGCGGAGACATATACACAACTGTAGGTAACACTATGGGGGTAGACCGTAAAGCTGGCAAGGTACTTGTACTGGCTATGGCTTACGGTGTGGGACCAGACAAGATTGCTAAGAGCATTGGGTGCACTGTTACAGAGGCTCGTAAACTCCTTACTGACTTTGGGGCTAAATTTTCATCGGTCAATGAGTATCGAACTCTTGTTATAGGCGTGGCGCGTAATTTAGGGTACGTAACCACCCTCCTTAAGCGTAGACGTTACCTTCCTGACATTAATTCACGCGTGGTAGGCTTCCGTGCAAGCGCAGAGCGACAGGCTTTTAATACTCGTATTCAAGGTTCTGCCGCTGACATTATTAAGTTAGCAATGGTCCGTGCGCATAACTTAATCCCAAAGGAGTCAAAGTTGATACTAACCGTTCACGATGAGTTAGTAACGCTTACTCCAGACCATTTGGTAGATCAAACTAGAGAGGCTATTCGAGAGGCAATGGAAGATTTAAAAATTATTCCAATCCCCTTGATTGCAGACATTTCAGTTGTTCAACGGTGGGGAGACGCCAAGTGAATTGGTTTTCAAAGTTTTTTAAAAAAGATGACGATGATGACTTTGATTTTGTTTCAGATGAGTTTCCTTCTAGCACTTTACTTCGTTGGTTTATTTATGACGTGGGCGTTGGTGACGAGAACGCTCTTGCGGAGTACCTAGGGCTAACCCGTGTAAGTGACGAGGGTAATACAAAAGAACAAGAAGATAGTGACAACCGTTTGGTTGAAATTAAAGAAGTGTTTCCCTACATAGATTATATTTCAACTATCAGTTCTGATGTTATTACCGCAGCTCAATTGAAGATTTTAAAAGAAAGTCCCGCTATTCACGGCCCAGAAGTTCAAAAAGAATTAGAAGATGATTTAAAAATTATGCGGGAAATATACAAATCTGTAGCTGCTACCACTTTACTTGGGGCTATATCTATAGGGGTACGACTTGGTGTTTTAGAACAAGGTGGAGTAGCCTTGGAAGAGATTGACTTAGAAGGAGATGATGATGAGTTCTAATTGGTGGGCAAATAAACTTGGTAACACGCCAGTACCACAGCAACCTTCATATCAAGGCGTTCCTATACCTCAACAACAAGCGCCACAGACACCTAATGCGCCACAGAATTACCCAACCATGCGCACACCTGTAGGTGATCGTTGTCCAGGTTGTGGCAGTGGAAACTATGGTGGCGCCACTCCCGAAGCACGCAAACGTTGTTACGACTGCGGTTACCCCCTTCAACAAAGTGGCTCAGGTATAGGTACAGGGGTTACTAGCGGTCCTAAAGCTGCCGGACCAGCTCAAGCATCAAAGCAGGTACAACCAGGTGGGTTTAACCCACAGACAATCATTGGACATATTTAATGGCAATAACAGCAGATCTAGCAAAAGTTCTTAACGCAATTAACAAAAAGATGGGCGCAGATACTGTTGTATTGGGTTCAGATATTATTGCTGTTGCAGACCGTTTTACTACCGGCTCTGTTGCAGTAGATGTTTCACTTGGTGGAGGTTGGCCAGCTAATCAATGGCACGAGATTATTGGTGAAGCGAGCAATGGTAAGACTGCGCTTGCATTAAAAACTATTGCAGCTAACCAAAAACGTGATCCTAACTTTACAACGGTATGGGTTGCAGCAGAAGAGTGGGTCCCAGGGTACGCAGATTTGTGTGGCGTGGACACATCTAGAGTTTACGTAGTTTCTACAAACATTATGGAGATGGCCTATGAAGCAGTTATTGAGTTCACTGAAAGTAAAGCTGTGGACTGCATCGTTATTGATAGCCTTCCTGCCCTTGTTCCTTCATCTGAAGATGAAAAGCAAATGGAAGAATCGACAGTAGGACGCACGGCGTTACTAACCAATAAGTTTTTCCGTAAGGTAGGTAAGGCGTCTAAGCGCTCGCTTACAGAAGCAGAACGCCCATTCATCGGTATTGTCATTAACCAGTGGCGTTCAAAGATTGGCGTTATGTACGGAGATCCACGAACTACTCCAGGTGGACTAGGTAAGGACTACGCGTTCTTTACCCGTATGGAGGTACGCCGTGATGAATGGATTGAGGCGGGAACTGGACAAGAAAAGCGTCGTATTGGTCAAGCTATTAAGGTAAGAATCATTAAGAACAAGTCGGCCCCACCATCACAAACCGCAACAGTTGATTTTTATTTTGCATCTGGCGGAGATATTCCGGCAGGTGAGTTTGATTTTGCTAAAGAAATAGTGGCAATGGGCATCATTAACAAGGTTATTGTTAGAGCAGGTGCTTACTACCGTTATGCGGGTCGCCAGTGGCAGGGCAGTGATGCTATGCTTGCCTCTATACGGGAAGAGATAGACCTGAAAGAAGCCCTTGAACGGGATGTGTTGGACTCAATTAAAGCTGGGTCTAAGCATGTAGCCGAAGAGTCCGATGAGGACTGAGGGACAAAAGCAGTCTAAGAAGCACGAGGTACGACTAGCTAAAGAAATTGGTGGACAGCGCTCAGCTGGAAGCGGATCTTTTTGGAGTCGTAAAGGTGATGTCCGCAGTAGCGATCTACTTATAGAGCATAAGTGGACGGGCAAAGCTTCCTTTACTGTCAAAGCGACAGTTTTGGAAAAGATTGTTAAAGAAGCAATTCTTGACAGTCGGACTCCCGTCCTCGGTTTTAGTTTGAACAGCGAAAATTACGTTGTACTTACTGAAGATGATTTTCTGGAACTACGCCAGAATCTTCAGGAGTGTACTTGTACCAAGATAACGAGCACGTAGAGAGTTGGCGTTACAACGCTAAATGCCGTGGATTAGACACGGAGCTTTGGTACCCACCAAGAGATAAAGCAAAGTACAAACCAATCGCGGAGATATCTAAAGCCGTATGTTACGGTAAAGATGGATTACCAGAGTGCCCTGTTCGTAAACAATGCTTGTTGTATGCAGACAAGATGGATGAACAACACGGTATATGGGGAGGTATGTCGCACCGCGAGCGCAACGCATTAAAACGTAAAGCAACAAAAGCTGGAAAGACTTTAAAGGAATGGGTAGAGCTTAAGAAAGCGTGATAGTGTCCGCTTATGACAAAACCATACAGATCAACTGGTTCACTTGATGCGTTTGTAAAAGCCGGTAAAAAAGATACACGCGTACTTGGCTCAGTAGAACGCCACGTACTAACAACCCCTAGAGACGAAGAACCTCGTAGACATGACGTATTACACCCGTCAGAGATGTCAGGGCTTGATTGGTGCCACAGAGCCTCTTATTTCCAGCTTCTAGGTCATGCACCAGCAGACCGTAAGTTTTCATTTAAGTTGTTGTCCGTGTTTGAAGAGGGCCACTCCATTCACGCTAAGTGGCAGGGTTGGTTCCACGGCATGGGTAACTTGTATGGTTTGTATAAGTGCCGCGGATGCGGGTCCAAATTTTGGAATATGGGTAACACTCCTTGTTCCGATTGTGAAGCTATAGGGTGGGACTACAACGAAGTGCCGCTTAACTATGAACCTTTGCGTATATCAGGTCATTCAGATGGATGGTTAGTCGGTTTAGGTAACCCTTTGATGCTTGAGATCAAGTCCGTGGGTGTTGGAACTTTGCGTTACGAAGCTCCACAGTTACTTAAGGAAAATGATTACGATTTTGAAAAGACGTGGAAGCAAATTAACGAGCCGTTTGGGAAACACGTTACCCAGATTCAAATTTACATGAAACTTGCCGAATTAATTGGGTACCCAGATGTACCGCAAGAAGCTGTGCTTATTTATGAGGCTAAAGCCACACAGGATGTAAAAGAGTTTGTTATTCCTAAAAGCGATTTTTCTATTAATCATATCTTTGCAGCAGCAGAACGTATCGTTACAGCGGTTGACAACTTAACTCCACTTGATTGTAATATAAACCCTGCAGGTTGCAAAAAGTGTGAGGGGTATACAAATGAGTCCAATTGAATTACAACTAGCAGACGCTAGTAAGCGTGCTATTGATAAGTTAAAAGGTCAAGGACTTACCCTCAACGAGGGCTACAGTTATGATCCGCCCGCCCTTCCAGAGGACGTTACATCTGTAGATGACGATGAGCTAATGGACATGTACGCAAAGTATGTGGCCTACCTTGAGTTTATTAACCTTCAGATGTGGTGTGCAAACACTGATAAAGCTGAGGCTGAAAAAGAAATGACTTTGATCAAGGCTAAGAAAAAATTGTCAATGAAGGCTTCCGGCACAGCAGTAGCCTTACTTGATGCAGAGATTGAAGTAGATGAGGACTACCGCACAAGCGCGGATAAGTTTCAAGAGTTATACAATTACCACGGTTTAATTAACATTATGTCTGGAAAGCTTTCTAAGGACATTTCTTTTATCAATCGTGAAATCACCCGCCGAGTTAACATTAATAAAATGCAGGGTAGGTCCACTTGGCTAACTCCGTAAAAAGCTTTGGTAGCCCTGCCGAACTATTTAACGGCCCCGTGCATGTAGGCATAGATCAGTCATATAGCGGATTTGCTATAACTGTCCTTCGCGGGGAAAACCAATGGACTACTGTTTATAAATCAGACAAGCGCGGCATAGAGCGTCTTAAAGATATACAGGTTCATGTCATGGAGACTTTGTTTAATTTTGAGATTATAGACGTAGCCATGGAGGGTTACGCTTTTGGTTCACAAATGGCTAACATGCTTGGTGAGCTTGGTGGCATGGTTAAACTAACTTTGTTAGATTTTGGAATTTACCCTTTGATTGTTCCCCCTACAAATTTAAAGAAATATGTAACAGGTAAAGGCAACGGTGTGCCAAAGAGCCAAATGCTTTTGTACGTTTACAAAAAATGGGGAGTTGAGTTTACAGACGACAACGCAGCTGACTCGTACTCGTTAGCTCGACTAGTTGCCGGGATGCATGAAACGGCATATGAAAAAGAGGTGTACGATAAGCTCCAAGACCCAAAGTTCAGGGAGAAGTAATGCCTAATTATGATTTTTCGTGCGTCCCTTGTGATAGCACAGTTGAAATGCATATGACGTTCGATTCTGTTGAGCGCCCAAAATGCACAAAGTGCGGGGGCTACATGACAAAGGTTTACACACCCCCTGCTGTGCAATTTAAAGGTGGAGGTTGGGGCGGTCAATGAGCAAACGACAAAATAAAATTGCAGAACGTCAAGCTGATCAGCATGAGTTCCTAAAAGAAAGACGTCAGCTGCAGATCGCGGTATTTGAAAGTAACTTCAATGTAGGTCTTAATTTCTATCAAGAAAATAAAGACAAAATGTCTAAAGATGAAATAGCCATGATTGAGGCAGAAATTGAAAGCAATCGAAAGCTTCTAGATGATTTGAAAGCTAAATGGGATGCTTGATCTAAGAGATAAAGAAGCCCCTTTACACGTTTGCATTTGCGGTTCCACCTTGTGGAACGTCAAAGCCATGTTTGAAAACGGGGAAATATCCCTCTATATGTTAGATATGGAGTGCGAGCTTTGCGGTGCTTTAGCCACCGCCCCCACACCAATTGATTTTTAGACTTACACCCAGGCTCAAGTACTTCATAATTATTCCTACGGGGAACCACTATTTGTACACCAAAGGAACACATGACCGAGCAACCAGAAGAACAGATCCTACGCGTTAGCGCTGGATCTAACCCACAAGCCGTAGCATCTGCAATAGCCCATAGCATTTATGAAACTCGTGGATGTAAACTTCGCGCCGTAGGTGCTGGAGCAGTAAACCAAGCAACAAAAGCCATAGCAATCGCTCGTGGTTACACCGCACCACGAGGTTTAGACTTAGTGTGCATCCCTGGGTTTTCAACAATTGACAGCCACGATGGGCAGATTTCTGCCATTGTTTACACCGTCGAAGTCCGTTAACCCTGCTACAGTTATTTAAACCTTAGGCCAAAGGAAACCAAATGAAAAAAGATACTAAGAAGAATCCGGCACCAATCGCGCCGACTTCTGCAGAACCAAGCAACGCTGCAGGCTCAAAGCCACGCGTTGCTATGCCTGAAAAGGGCACACTTGTAAAGAAGACAGGAAACGCCAAGGGCGGAACTGATCCTTATACACAAGCAAAGCCTTCACGTACAAAAGTAACCGCAACAGGCGGAGCTCGTTACGGTATTCGCGTAAAGTTCCAGAAGTCAACTGCACCAGAAGCTGGGGCAACACAGGGCAATGGACGTATCCTTGCTTCAGCAACAAACCGTACTGCTCCAAACTTTAAAGACGGTATGAGCTTGTAAGTTTTAAAAATAAGCCCCCGCAGTCTATGACTAGCGGGGGTTTTTTTATGTATACTAATACCGACCCGCCGATTGGGGGTCAATTAACTTATATCGTCTAAGGAGATATATTATGGATTCAGGCATTCCAAATCACCCAAATTGGGGACAAATTCCAAACCCAAAGCTAACACCAACTTTTGCTCACAAGATCGTTAATAACCAAACAAGTTTAAACGAAATTTTAAGCAATCAATTCTTTTTGGGATTTCAAGACCAAATTCAACGTTGGTCTACTTTACCTATTAAACAATCGTCTTTTCCGCCTTACAACTTGTTAAAAATCAATGAAGCTACTTACAAAGTAGAATTAGCTTTAGCGGGGTATTCAAAAGATGACGTAGAAATTACGGTAGAAAAAGACCTGCTTAAAGTAAAAAGCGTTGAAAGGGTTGAAACCACCACAGATGAGGTTCTGCACCAAGGAATCGCAAAACGTTTATGGACACAGCAATTTGTGCTTGGAGAGCACATGGTAGTAAAAGGGGCCGAGCTTAAAGACGGCTTATTGACTATAACTGTGGAGCGTGAACTTCCAGAAGAACTAAAACCAAAAACTATAAAAATCAAGTAGACTTGGCAGCGACTAGACTCGCTACCTAGACAAGACCTAGACATGTCTATAAACTATCCTCGCGTATCTTTAATTAGATACGTAAGCGGACCTGAGCATTGTCCATGTAAACGGCTCATTTTTTGCCCCATAGCTCAGCCGGCAGAGCACGCGACTGTTAATCGCGTTGTCCCTGGTTCGATCCCAGGTGGGGCAGCTTATGTGATAGTCTTGATACGTCGCGACGAGACGGGAGACTACGTGCTAGAGATACTTAAAAAACACATAGAAACAGCTTCAGATGGTTGCTCTGTGCAAGATTGGATTTCCACTTTAGACGTTGCAGAACAAAAAGCTTTTGATGATATTTGCGAACACAGTGAAAATATAAATGTTACTAGTTTATACAAAGAAATATCTGCAACAGACCCACTTCCATTTAAAATAACGGCGTTTCGCTCACACTTAAGGAGCTACTGCACGTGTCCAAAAAATTAAACATACTTGGAAAAGCATTAATTAACGCTGATTTAAACGGTGTGGAAAATGATTACAAAAGAACTAATACCCCACCAGAATATAGAGCGCGTTTAGATATAGGACCAGAGGGCGGATATTTTGTTTCTACTCCGCGTATCGCTGGTGAGTTACCAGATGCTGTAGAGATGTTTAAAGATTTTGATTTAGACCCAAAAGTGTGGACAGTTATTAGTGTTCGCAAAAGCCGTTGGCAACGTTATGACGGTGAATGGTTAGAAGCAGCGCGTGTAAGTGTTAAGCCCGCAGATCACATTTCGGGACACGATATTGATTACGATGATTTAGTAAAAGAGGTAAGTAAATGGAAACCAGGAAAGACGGAGACTCACACGGGACCCTTGTACGCCATATAC